TCGCCGCCCCAGACCTACTCGCGGCGCTGGAAGCCATCGTTAAAATCACGGACGGAAGCCAGCCGAAAGACTATCCAGCCGTTCTGATGGTGGCTCAGGCCGCAATCGCCAAGGCAACCGGCAGTAAGTGAGAAAGGGAACACAATGACAGCACAAGGGACAACTGCAACCGGCACAACGGTTGCGCTCAGTGGGCAGACAACGCCACAAATTGAGGCACGCGCCAACGCGCAAGGGTGCATCCGCATCGCCTGGCCGTGGGGCGAAGCGTGGCGCTTGATCGGTGGTGAGTGGGTCAGCTTGTAAGTGAGAAAGGGGCGAAAGATGAATGAGGTTGAAAAACGAGACTATCACGGCTACGTGCAATTCCGTTACCCTGGCGATGGGTGGCGGTTTTACATTTCAAGCTTCTCAATGGACGGCCACACCGGCCACATCGCCATGACTGACGGAACGTTGTCGGATATCAGGATCGGACGAAAAGGTGGAATTACGGTGGCTGGCAGGTATTTCGGCCCGAAGCAGTGGGACCACTGACCGCCACAACCAACCACCACCACCACCCGCCCACCCAATGCCACGGGTGGGCGGCTCAGTTTATGGCGGTAACTGAGAAAGGGGCAACACCCGCAACACCCCACGGCACTTGGCCCGCCGCATTTTGCCTCTGATTACCCGCAACTGAGAAAGGGCCGCATCCTGAGAAGGGGCGTCGGCCACCACCATCCAGCACGGGTAGTTGGCAGTGCGGCACAAAACTACGTGTTTTCTTCGTGCCATATCCACTCCAAGCCGGGAAACTCGATTCGGCACTGGTTAAACGCCAGTTGCGCCCGCCCATGACTGTGCAGCCGGTAACTTCCTTTCACTTCATGGCAGGCTACGGGCCGGCCATCCTCAAACACCACCCAATCGGGCGTATAGCGTTTGCCGTTGCTCATGTGGAAGGTCAACGCCTCATATCTGGCATCCTTCCCGGCCAGGTGCGTATCCCGGTAGCGCGTCTCAGTGGCGTTTGGGCCTCTAGGATGCCTTGTACGGGCTTTGGGCGTCGGGACGTGCGCAAGTGCGGGTGAAGGGGCGGTCGTGGCAGGACGGGGCGGAATCGGCGCGGTTGCGGCCACGGCAAGCGAACAGCCAGCGGTGAAGGCGGCAAAGAGCTTGTCGGGCAACCGGCCCGCCAACGGGCAATGAGTGCTCGGATGGCCGTTGACGCTGAACTTGCACTCTGAACAAAGCATACTCCTAAACTCCTGCCACTTACTGTCTATGGCTATACTTGATAAACTTGATGCCCCTTGAGAAACTTGCTGTCCTGTGCTGTGCTGTAACCCCGGACACGTCCGTTTTTTTTCGGACAAAACGCGGACAAAACGCGGACAAAACGCGGACAAAACGCGGACAAAACTAGGACGTTTTGAGTTTTTCGTCGTGGCGCTTCTGCCGTTTTCGTAGGGCGTCGAGTGCCCGTTTCTTGGCAGGCTCGCCGTTGTGGCGGTCCCAGTTTGAGAAATTGACACCATGATCGTTCTCGGAAAGCCAGCCCACTTCAAGCATGGCCTCGCCTATCCCCGGCACGGCGGCGGCAAAAGAGACGGCTTCGGCGTCAATGCCTGGAATAAAGCCGGTGGTGGTGACATCCTCGGCCCACTCCCACACCTGCATACAGCAGGCGGCGGCATGTTGCGGGGTGCATGACAGGATGCGCGATATCCGCATGACTTCCGGCTTGCGAACCAACCCCTTTTCCCATTCAATCCACAGTCCAGCCATTTCAACCACTCCATTCCGCTTGTGACCACCGCAAATCCACCTGCGCCCGCTGCACCTTGGCCCTGTACCAGTCGCGTAAGTCCTTATGACCGCACGGCGTCACCATGCGCGTCTTGATGCGGCAATGCTGTAGGATGTCGGCCAGCTTGCGAGCGCCGGCCAGCCCCGGCCCGTCCGCATCTGAGCATATCGTCACACGATCCACTCCAAACCGCTTGCAAGTGTCGGCAACGTGCCGCTCACAGCCAAGGCAGGACGGGCGACCGATGGGCCAGTACCCAAGCGCCAGGACGGCAGTGGCATCGGTCGGCCCCTCGCACACCAGCACTTCATTGTCGGGCGGCATGGGCGGGATGAACACACCCGCCTTGCTGCCGGTGAGCGCCTTCTTCTCGCCGGCAAGGTTGCGGGTGCGGATGCCACACACCCGCCCGTGGCCGTCTCTCATGGGAAAAGTGAGCATTTCGTCCAGCACGCCAGCGCCCATAACGTCCAAGGCGGCAACTGGCAAGCCAAGGCGGTCGGCCCACGGTGCCAACAACGCTTCGGTCTGCACCCGGCGCACGCACCCGAACCATAAAGGCGCGTCAAAGGTCGGCGGCTCATATGCCAGTGTCGGGCGAGGCTTGGGGGGCGGCGGGGCCACGTTGCTTTCACCGTGCAGCCAGCCCCCGCTTGCCACCGGCTTGTCAGACGGCTCACGCATACAAAGAACCATTCCTGTTACAGACGACACCAGACACCAATCAGGCTTTCCGCAAGCCTTGCACGGGTGCCGATGATTGACCCTGATCCATTCACTTGCCACGTTTCTGCCATCCTTCCCGCTGTGCTATTTCGTCAATCAGTTTCGACGCCGCTTCCCGCGTGATGTTGGTGGGCAACCCACGCTTTGACAGGATTTTGCATTGGCCGTAAGTTGCCATTCCGTTTTTCATCCGCATGAGTAGTTGCCGCATGAGTTGCTTGGCCTGGTGGACGGGCATCGACTCAGGGTTGATGCCTTGCCGCAACAGGAACATGCTCGCCTTTTCCGATAGCTGGTCGGCTGGCTTCGGGTTGTGCTTCATGGGCCGGATGTCAAGAGCATCGAACGGGTCAACGGTCGATGTCTGGAACTTGGCTTTGGCGAGTAGCTTGGCTCGCTGTGCCGCATCACGCTTCTTCTGTTCTTCCTCTTCCTGCGCCCGTCGTTGCGCCTCTGCCTCGGCTTCCTCTTTCGCCAGCGCAACCGCCTTATCAACTCGCATACCACCGGGACACTCGGCCAGTTTGGCGGTGGCAAGCTCAATCACGCGGTCGGACACCTTTCCGCCAAGGATGTCAACGGAAGTCATCAACTTGTGCTGGCCGGAATTACCAACATAGTCCACGATCTCGACTATCGGCTTGGTAGACTCCGCAATCAGACTTCGGCGCTGCTCTGGCAAGGTGTAGTCGTTGAGGGTGTGGGCAATCTCATCGCACGGGCGCATACCCCTGCCGCACATTTGACTGTAGAGGCTGCGGCTCTTGGTCGGTCGGGCCATAATGACCACTTCCACGCCGGGGTTGTCGAACCCCTCGGTTAGCACGTTGCAGTTGCACACCACTTGCACCGCGCCAGTCGAGAAGTCGCGCAACAGCCGGGCGCGTTCGTCGGCGGGAGTCTCGCCACACACCCAACCCGCCATTCCTGGTCGGTGTCGGTTGAACATTTCCGCCATGCGCTCGGCGTGGTTGACTGACGATGCGAAAACCAGCGTGCGGCGGTTGCCTATGATGTCGATGGACGGCGACACCACCCGCTGCAAGGTGGCCTCGTACTCCATTACCTTTGCCAAGTCAGCGCCGTTCAAGTCTCCGGCTGTCGTGCGGCACCCTGAGAAGTCCAGCCCTTCGACATGCACCATGCGCTGCACCACCGGCACAAGCCAGCCATCGTCAATGGCGTTGACTACCTCGTAATCGAACGCCACCGACTCATAGACCTGGCCTAACGCCTCTTCGTCGGCGCGGTCGGGTGTGGCGGTGACGCCAAGGATGCGGATGTCGGGGTTGCCTTGCACAAACCAGTCAAGCACCCGCCGCCATTGCGGGGAGACGGAGTGGTGGGATTCGTCGCACACCAGCACCCCGAACAGGCGCGGGTCAAAGCGGGTCATGCGCCCGCCGCCATCCCCGCCACTGGCTTGCGTTTGGATGGACGAAACGACGACACGCGGCCCACCGAACATGCAGCCCATTTCGGCGCGTGACTCTCCCATTTCCACGTCAACGCGCCAGCCTGTCATCTTGGCAATCTTGTCGCGGGCCTGGTAGACAAGCTCACGGCGATGTGCCAGGACCAACGAGCGGCGTGGGAAGGCGCGGCGGATGATGTCTGAGAATACCACGGTTTTCCCGGCTGCGGTCGGGAGCACCACAAGCGTGCTCTTGTTGTTCTGCCATGCTCGCTCAACCGCCGCCACCGCCTCAAGCTGATATGGGCGAAGGCGGAACATCACCCGCACACCCCCGCCAGCCGTTCGCCCTCTGCAACCGCCGACTCTCCAATCAGCGCAACGGCCTCGGCGCGGGTAATTGCAGGGTACATTGAGTATTCGGTAAACGTGCCGCCGCGTTCGTCGTTCCATTTTCCTGTCCAAGAAAACTGCGCGTTTTCGGCAACCCACATGCGCAACACCACGCCATTGTTCGTCCACTTCGGCCACTCGCCGCACAACGCTGGCGTTGTATCGGCGGTCTGGTCAGACAACGCTGGTGTTGTATCGCATGGTGTCGATGCCGCTTTGACAGCTGCAACCTTGGAGAACCATTCAGACGCCGGAAACTCACGCCACGTATCGTTTTCAATGCATCCGACAAGAGTTTCTCCGCCCGCCTTTTCTCCGTCGTAGCGCAATCCCGTAAGTGCGCCGTTGTCAAAACGCACAACTGCGTTTAAGAAAGGATCGGCACGTCCAATCCACTCAAAGCACCTCACGACGGCCTTTTCGTCAACCTCCCTTGGCGCGGCGTCCGTGTTGCCGGGGGTGTCGGTTGCCTCCCCGCACATGGCGATGTTGAGCGCGTAGCCGATGATGTCCGTCACGCTGTCATCCGTGCGACGGTTAGCGAAACGGCTCAACTTCTGCAAGATGTTGAACACGCACACGTCCTGCGCATCCAGCCTTGCCACTCCGCGCCGGTCCATGTAGGCGTTGAACAGGTCAGCCGTGCATGAGTGGTTGTTGCGCGGATGCCCGTAGTCGCGCTGCCGGTCGCCGTTGACGATTGCCGCCGCCTTTTCGAGATGGTCTTTCGCTGTCATTGTCATCGGTCATCGCTCCTGTTTATGATCTTTTCCGCCTCTCGCACCGGGTCCATGTCATCCAGCCGCGCAACCGCATCCGCCCAGTCGCAAAGCTCTTGGATGCTCTCGAAACACGGCTTTCCCAATCTCTCAGCCTCTTTACGCTCTGCCAGCGCACCGCGTGACGCCGCCCAGCCAGGAATCAGCATGACCGCATCCGCAGCCGCCAGCCATGCCAGCGAGTAGGCATACACCGCTTCGATGTGCGGCACTGGTCGCACCAGCCGCAAGAACTGTTCATCGGCAAAGACCGGGAACGGCGAAAAGCCAGCCGCGAAAACTTTGGCCGTCCATTGGTTGCCGTGCTCCATGTTGGCTATGCTCTCCAACAGGTTCGCGCCCTGTATCGGCCCAGCCATGTAAATCTTGAATTGCCGCCGCTTGGTCATTGCTTCCTCCTGCTTGCGCCGCCCGCTCTCTCAGGACGTGGGCGGCGCGTTTCTACTCAGACGTAGAACGCCACGAACTCGCCCTTGATGACGTTGTGCCCGTCGCCAACGGTAACGTCGATAACCCACCCGCCTACGTGCGCAGCAAGCCCCTGCCGCGCCATGAACGGCGTTTGCTTCTGGAATGTTCCAGTCTGTACAGCGCAGACGTTGCGATAGCTCGGCATCATCTCGGCCTTGTGGTAGTGCCCAATGGCGATCATGTCCGGCTTCGTGCCGCCGCCAAGGCTTTCAACGATCTTCTGGGGCCGGTACGACAGCGCATAGGACGATCCGCCGCCGGGGTGCAGCAGCATGAGCGAAAACGCGCCGGCAGGAGTGCGCCACTCAACGCGGGCCTGCTCTTCTCCAAGGAACTCCCAACCGTGCGTTGCGGCCTCAATCGTCTTTCCGACGTGGACGCCCGCCGCCGTCTTGAAGCTCTGGTCGTGGTTGCCGGTAATGAACCGCGTTTTGATGCCGGCCAGCCTGATCGAAGCAAGACGATCCACCTGCGCGTCAAGCCCGACATCGCGCAGCTCAAACTCCTGGCCGCGATACACGCGATGGCCGTCCAGTATGTCTCCGACATGGAAAACTGACTCGCAGCCTTCGTCATTGGCGAACGAGTAGAACCCCTGCAAGGCGTCCGTGTGCGCGTACAGGCTTCCAACGTGCGTGTCGCCAATCAAAGCAAACCTGATGCGGCAATTATCCCGCGTCTCGACCGTGACCGCGTTCTGCACGCCGGCCAGCGCCTCGACTTTTGCTTTTTCCTGCTCAAGCTGCTTTTGCAGCCGGTTGATTTTCGGTGCTCCGTGAACCTGCTCGAAAGTCGCCAGTGTTTTTTTCTTCATTCGCTTGTTCCCTTTCTGGTTGCGGTTGTGCTCGTTTCGGTTACAGCATCCGGCGCATGGCGTCGGCGGTCGCCTTCGTTCCGGCCCACGCCCGCTTCGATTCGCGGCCAATCGACACGATGTGGTCGGAAAACTGGTCCCGCACATTGCCCAGGTCCATCAGCGACACGCCGGCATACTTTGCAAAAGCGACTTCATACTCCCAACCTGCGCCCAGCATCTTGAGCGCAGCCTTGATCTTGTTCGGCACGATGAAAGATTTGTCATAGGTACGGCGGAAGTCGGACAGGCTCTTCCCGACAGCCGCCTGTTGCGCCGTCGCGGATGTGCGCTTGGCGAGCGCCGTCCGCAGCACCTTGCGCGATACGCCCAGCGCGTCCGCCGCATTTTGCTGGCTTCCATGCTTTCTGATTGCCGCCTCTGCTTCCTGTCGCGTCATTATGCTTTCCTTTCGGTGTTGTTGTGTTTCGATCTCTGTCCGCAATTCATATCCATCCCGCCGCCTGAGACTGCCCCGCGCACCATGTCAGCGGCCAGGCGCAGACCGCAGGCGATGCCGGTGTCGATGTCGTCAAGCATCTGCTCACGATACTCGGTCGGCTTGGCCCGATATGCGGTTGCAGGCTGTCCGCAGAACGGGCACGGCAGCAGGTCGGTCGGCGCGGTCATGCGGCACCGCCCTTCCGCTCGCCCGTCCGCACGTCCAGCACCCCGCCAGCCAGCCGATTGATGCACCGATATGACCACGCGCCGGTCAGGCCGAATGCTCGCGCCTTTGAAATGCGCTTTCTCTTGGCGTGTTTCAGGCACAGGTCGATGTACTCAAGCTCAAACCGCTTCACTTGCCTTCTCCTTTTGGTTTCCCTTCGCATGAGCATCTAGCACCGTTGTCCGCTGCGGTGCATAGTCCTTCCTTGCCCATGCTATCCACCGCCTCATACCGCGTGCCATCGGCGGCGGTGTAGGTTGTCGGGTTGCGGTCGGTCTGGTCGGTTTCGGTTGTCATTGGTTGGTTGCTCCTATCTCGCCAATCGGCGCTAGCGTTTCCCATGCGAGTCTAACCACTGCTGGAACTTGTCCGTTTCCAATGGCTTTAAGTCTGTCCACCCGATTGGCCACCCCATTAACCATTCGACCCACGCCGGATTTAGGGTCGTCGGCTGGGTCTGATCCCCACCACGTTTGACCGCTGTGGGCAGATCCATTTCCAAGCCCTTTAAACTCCGACCGATTGACCCCTTCCAATCTCTCGCCAATGGAGTCGGCCAAGTCTTTTTCTTGACTGCTGTTGCCAACCCATCCCCGCTCGTCTTGCTCAGTCCTTTGCGGTTGTAGTTGCCGCATACTGTCGGTGTCGGCCAGTGCGTCTGACGAAACTGGACTGCATCCGCTAACGCAGTTGTGATCGGTCGCCCCGTTGTCTTGCTGTGCGGCTTGCTTTTCCCGTCCCAAGGACTGCCGTCCGAGTTCACGATCTGCCCCGACTGAGTTGTCTTGTGAGCCGTTGGCGTTGGCCACGAGCCACAGGCGCTTACGCTCATGGGGCGCACCCACGTCATCCGCTCCCAGCACTCCCCATTTGCAGTCATACCCCAACGCGGTAAGATCACCGACGACTCGTGCAAGTCCTCGTCCCACAAGCATTGGGCTGTTTTCCACGAACACGAATCGGGGCAAAACCTCACCGACAATGCGCGCCATGTGTGACCACATACCAGATCGTTCGCCGTCGATTCCTGCACCCTTTCCGGCTGCTGAAATGTCCTGACAGGGAAATCCGCCAGAAATGACGTCAACACGTCCGCGCCAAGGTCGTCCGTCAAAGGTCTGTACGTCATCCCAGATCGGGAAAGGCTCAAGCGTTTTGTCGTTTTGGCGGGCAACCAAGACGGATGCTGCGTATGCGTCCCACTCCACAGCGCACACGGTTCGCCATCCGAGCAGTTTGCCGCCGAGAATGCCTCCACCAGCGCCAGCGAATAGAGCCAACTCATTCATTTGTCCTTTCACCTCGCCACATACGCCGCCGGGCAGTCGCGCCGCTCGCGCCGCTCGCACTCGGCGTCAATCGCCATTTCCCGCGCCGTCATCGCCGGCGGGTAATCGTCAATCTTCATCTCCCGGTAGCAGTCGTAGCACAGCCGCGATGCGTCATATCGCGTCTGCCCGCCGCATCGGGCGCAGTTAATGAATGGTGCGTTGCTCATGGCTATTTCAACTCCTGCGGCACCACCACATCCCACCGATGCTTGCCTACCACCCCGCGCTTGTTGCACCCTCGGCACGTATCCATCGTGAGGCCACCGCACCACGGGCACACGGCATACGGGATGGTGGCGGTAATCGCCTCGGTGGCCGTGCGCAAGGCGGCAATCGCCTGGGCGTGGTCAAGCTCGGCATAGAGCGGGTCTTTGGCTTTGGCGGCGGCTTCCAACACGCCCACCACGGCGTCAATGTCGCCAATCAACGCCTTGGCCTCAAAGCCTCGCTCAAACAGCGGAGCAAGGTTGGCTGGGATTGGTCGGCCAGTTGCATCCTTGCGAACTTCCGGCGCGGGCGGCTTGGGTTGCGTGTGCGGCACCGGGATTCTCGGTTTTGATGCGGAAACCGGCCTATGTGTTGCGCTGTACTGCTTGCCATCCAGCCCTGTGCGCTTATTCTCAGTTTTGCAGGTGGCACTTAGTGCCACCTGACCCTTGCGCACGTTGCTAGGCAAATGCTTCGACACCTTGCAATGCTCGGCAATGGCGCGGTCGCTGAACTCAGGGTGCGCAGCCAGCGCCATTTCAACCGCCTTGCGCTTGTCGTCGTTCGTGCGCTTCAACCCGTGGGCCGCATTGGCCCCACACGACGCCCACACCGCGTCATCCTTGGTGCCTTTACGGATGTGCGCCATGATCGTGCGTCGGCCAAGGCGGTAGTAGGCCATGACGCGGTGAAACCCATCGGCGCACCAGTAGTCGGTTCCGTCGTGGAACACGTCGATTGGCGGCAACTGGACACCCGCCTCCACAAACTCGACCAACTCAGCCACATACGCCTCGTCGATCTTTACTCGGCTTTGGGTGCCGCCGTCCGTCCTCACTGACTCAATCAGCAGTTCTTTCATTGATTACCACTCAATCGGAATTGTTGACCGCCGCTTTGCCATTGCGTCCGTGTAGCCGGATTCTTTCAGCGCCTTGCGGACGTTGCGCGGAGATGCCCCATGATGTCTACGCCAGGCGCATAGGTAAGCGTTCCACAGACGGCAGCGCGGTAGGTATAGGCTGGCGTAGTCGTACCAAATGATGTTCGCAACCTGCACCCGCACAACCTTGTTCTTGATCTTTCGTAGCTCTTTGAACCACTCACGAGTTGTCCTGTCCTTGAGGTGCAGCATGAAGGAAATCCACTGCGTGTTGCTTGGCCGGATGCGCAGCCCCCGGCGTGGTACGTCAGAGCGGCAAGGCGATGTAGGACAGCATCTTGCCCCAATCTTCGGGCGTGCAATCGCTCTGTACCTTGCCAGTGTGCTTCTTGACGGCGGCGTCCCACAACTTGACCAACTCCGCTTCGTCCTTGCCGGGGTACTGCTCGCAGAACTTCTCCCAACACGCATCAATCGTGGACGGCTGGTATGTTTTGGCTGGCGCGGGCGGCGCTTTCGGCGCGGGCCTGGGCGTGGGCGGCTTCGGCGTGGCGGGCGCCTGGGTCTTTGGCGCGGGAGTGCCACCGGCCAGCGCACGCAGCTTGGCACCGTACTGCGCCTTGAGCTTCTTGGCGTCCACATTGCTCTCAAACCAGGCCCCGCCCGTGGCGTTGTTGGGGTTGAGCCACTTCACCTTGAGTTGGTCCTCGCCGTTGTAGTGCTCGGTTCCGACCACGATCTGAAAGGCGGGCCAATCACCGGACTCAAGCGTCTCGAAATCGCCGTCCCATCCGACCGCCTTCTTCAACTGCTCAACCGTGCGGGTGGCAATGGAGCCATCCTTGAGGATGATATTGAGGTAGGCGGTGATGCTCTCGCCGGTGGTCAGGCAGCACTCAACGGCCAACTGCACGCACCCGCTCTCCTTCTGCATGATGGCGCGTTTCCCCGCCGTCACGTCATTGTACGTTCCAACATCAGGCATACTCATTCGTTCGTTCTTTCCTTTCTTGTTGCTGTTACCGAATCACTTGCGCCCAAACTTCCGCGCCGTTGTCAACCGCCACCGGGATAGGATCGAGCGTCACTCCGTCACGCTGGCGGCTCTTGGCGACACAGTACGGGTTTACCGCACAGTACAGGCTGCGCGTGCCGCTGCCCTTGGCCTTGCCCTTGTCCGTGACCGCCACGTCCTCACGGATGCACAGGACGTGTGCCGACCAATCCCGCATCTTTTCCTTGATGCTGGACTTGCCGCCGTCGCCAGCGTCTTGGAGCTTCGGCTCGATGCGGTGGTAGTCGTCGCCGTCCACGTTATCGACCTTGTACTCCGAAGAGTGCGCCACGAAGCACACGTTGACGCCAGCGCGGATGAGTCGGTCGCAGTCGGTGAGCAACAGGCACCACTCGTCATAGATGAACCGGAATCCCTTGCCGAACCCGTAGCCCTCGATGGTCTTGACGGTTGCGCCCTTGTCGGTCTTGTAGGTCGCCAGGACGTGGTGTTCCAACATCGTCTGCAACTCGGTGCAGGAGTCGAAAATGAGCCAGTCGCCAGCCTGCAACCCGCAGTTCTGGACAACCGCCCGCACCTCCTGCCACGTTGTCGGGTAGACGCACGGCACGTCGAGGCCCAGCGAGGCAATCGCCATGTCGAGGTCAACGTACAGCTTGTTCCCCGGCAGGCTCACTGCCAGCGTGGTTTTGCCCATGCCGCCGACGCCGTACAGCAGTACGCGCTCGCCAATTTTCATGGGTTTTCCTGATGCCACCGCCGACTTGGCGGAAGCGACCGGCGGGGCCGGTGGTGGCGGCAACTTGGGCCGCGTGGTGGTTGGTGGTGTTGTCATATTGTTGTTACTCCACTGTTTTTCTGGCGCAATTTCTCAAGCGCCATGTTGGCTTCTAGACACAATTCGATCCACGGCAGGGCGTTATCGGTTGCCAGTTTCCGCATCTTGACTGCTTTGGAAATTGTCAACCTTGGGTCTTGAAGGATGGTGCGTAGTTCATACGCTGGATGCGTTATCTTATTCACGCCGCACCTCCTTCAGTTTGCTCTTTCGCTCTCACGTCCCAAACGCTTTTGAGCACTTCCGAAACGCGGTCAATCTGAGACGCGGGTACTATGGTCACTCTCATGGTTCCGTGTTCGGGGTGGCTTGCCGCCGTGAACGGTTGCGCCAGTAGACCGGCACCTAATTGCCGCATACGGTGTTCCTCGATTGCCGCAACCTGCTCGTCGGTCAGTTTGATTGTTACAGTGTTCACACCGCACCGCCCTGATTCAACTCGCTATGCGCCTCGCCAACGACGAACCCGCTAGGCGGGTGCGCCACATCGACCGCCACGTTCTGCAAGCAGAACTGGCAAAACTCGCACATACGGCACGTCATGCCGTTGAGGTTCTTGGGCCAGCCGTGTTCGGGCCGCTTCGACTTCCGCGACTCAGCCTTGCAGCCAAGAATCATCCGACTCACCGCCAGCCGGTTTGCCTCAAACTCGGCCATGTCGTCGTCCAGCACCGGCACCTCGCGTCGGGCGAAGTAGAACTCAGGCCGTGCCTTGCAGTCGGCGGCAAGCCTGTCGCCAAACTGGTCGGGCGTCTCGGCCTTGGCTTGCAGCACCTCGCCCTTGTCCTTGTCGGCGGTCTGTTTCGGCGTGCCGTCCTTCTTGATGACGCGGTTGCCGGTGGCGTCCAGCACCACCTTCAACCCCTGTTCATCCAGCACAGGCATGGACTCAAGCGGCTTGATCGCTGGCTTGCGGGCCACGTCGTAGTACACCTTTGCCACGTCCCACCCCATCTGGCGGGCGGCAAACACGTACTGCATCACCTGGGGATTGCCGCGCAACCGCAGCCAGTAGTCGGACTCCGCTCCGATGTCCTCACCCGCCGACTTGTGCTCGATCTTGGCAAGCGCCCCGTCGCGCATGACGCCGATACCGTCGATCTTGCCAGCGACATCGAACTTGCGACTGCCGGCAAGCGGATGGCGGAACTCGACTTCTGGGTGCATTGACTCAATCGGGTCGTCTGCGTAGACGCTGTAGTAGCCGGCCAGCATCCCGCTCAAGGTGGCAACCTGCACTTCGTCAAGGTCGGTGCAAGCGCCAATGCCTGCCTCAAACGCCTTGTCCAACGGCTCGCCAAGCCAACGGGCCTCCATCGCCCGGTGCCATGCGCTACCGAAGCGCAAGGCTATTGAGTCGGATTCCTTGTGCAGCCCGACCTCGTACCGCCAGTAGTGGGCGCGTGGGCAAGCAAGCATCTTGCTCATGCGGCTGGAAGTGAGCAGTTCCTTCACAGCCAATTCCTCCTGCGGTGAGCGCCGTTGCCGATGTCCTTCCATCCACCGGCCAAACTCGCACCTCCAAACGGCACGGACTTCTGGAACGGGTCAGGTGCAACGGGCGTCAATGTGCGGCTCTTGGATCGGACCTTGTTGTATGGATCGCGGGCGGACGGTTTGTTCACAGTATGGACTCCTCGTTTGTACTTGCCTTCCTCGACAATCGTGGTGCTCACTTGTCAGCGCCTTCCTTCGACTTCGCATACATTGCAATGGCCGCAAGTACGATGCGGCTCACCGGCCAGCCGGTAAGTTCAATCAACCGCCGCAACTCGCCACTCGCCTTTTCGGTCAACCTCACCTGCGCCTTGTTCTCTTGCTTCATGGTTATCCTTATACCTCCTGATACCACTGAATACCACCGCTTTCTTTACAACCCGCGCCACACGGCGCAACAGGAAGTCAGCAAAACCCTTACTGGCATTGACGAAAACGACTACTCACCGCTTATTGAAAAATGTGAAAATTGTTTGTTTGTGGTGTGCGGTGGTATCCGGTTGTGCTATATTGAGCGCCAGAAAGGACAGGGAGAAAATGAAAACAATCAAGCGCAACGTCGGGATGAAGTCGGTCAAGGTTACGCCAGGAGCCGACAAGATACTGGCTGACTTGAACGCCAAGTACGGTGTCCACAAGCAAGTCATCATGGAGCGCGGCCTGTCAATGCTTCTCAAGGCCATTGAGGCAAAGGGAGTGGCGGTCATGTTCGACGACTCCACCGGAGCAAAGCGTTGACGATCCGCACAAGCCAGGAGTCGTGCGCAATCAGGTAGTCCACGCTGCCCTCGCTGCGATGCCGCCGCCGCATCTGCTCCAGCGCACACGCGCCGCACGTTGACCGCCCCGTAAACCGACCGCACTTGTGGCAATGCTCTTGTGTGTTCATGCTGTCCTTTCCGTGCGCAGTATCGCCCGCACCAGCCGCAACACGCCGCGCTCGCTCAGTCGGTCTGGCAACAATCGCCCGTCTGTCGCGCCCGTCCATTTGCGCTGGCCGTCAACGGCGTAGAGGTCCAGGCGCATCGGCTGCCCGGCTGCAATCGGCCCGTCAAATGTGATCGCTCCAATCCATACTGGCGAAGGCTTTGCTGCGCGGCGGCGTTCCCATCCGACACGCGCAACTCGGGATGCGTGGGCGGATTTCTGCGCTGGCGTCTTGCAGGATTTTGGAAAACGGATGCTCATGCTTTTGGTTCAGAATTGGATAATGCTTTGTTAGGCCCCTTGGGCAAGGCTGGCGTACACGTTGTCCCAGTACATGCGGTCATCGACTCGGAGCATGTAGCCTTCATTGGCGTGGTCGCCGCCCTGGCTCACGATGTGAGCCGCACACGTCCATGCCTTCGCTGTGTCAATGTCGTCAGGCGTGCAGCGCTCCACTTTCTCCAGCGCCATCAAGTGGGGGCACTCCTTGGCCTTCATGCCCAGGCAGCACGACAGGTGGTTGTCCTCCACAGGCACGGCCGCCTGCATGCTGCACTGCTTGTGCGTTTTGGGCAGGCCACCCTCGCGCTCTTGCTTGAACAAGGTCACCATGCGTGGCACCTCGTCAGCCATCTTCTTAGCTTCGTACATGAAGCGCATCTCGTTCCATTCCTTGTCGGCCTTGCGCCACTCGTCGCTGTGCCGGTTTACGGCAACGTGCCATTCGTGGCTCAGCGGGTATTTGATTCGGTCCATCTCGTTCCTCTCGTCGTTGTGGCTGGCAGGCCTAACCGGGCGCTCAAGCGGACGGCTACGCCGCCGCTTAGCTGGGGGTTCGGCGCAACCTTGGACGCAGCGTGCATGACCGTAGCCGCGATCCGGTCAACCGCCGTCACGGTGGCGCATCCGGTAGACACGAGCATTAGCTTCATGTCGAGTTGATGCCGCGCCTCTTGAAATACGTCTTCCGGCAGGTCTATCGTGACCGTGACGCGCCGAACCAGTGGCGTCACCTTACTCCGCGCCCGCTTGCGTTTGTCCGATTTCATGGCGTCTCCTTCGGCGCGTCGCAGGTGCGCCCGGTGTTGGCAATTTTCTCGCGCAGGAAGTCGTTTGGCTCGACCACCGGCCCGAGGCACGTTATACCAATATACGACAGTTCACGCTGTACCGAGATCATGGCTTGCAGTTCGGCCTCGCTCTCCGCGATCCAGTATTCGACATTCTCGACCGCACCTTCAGGACATGTGTATACCGTCTTGACCACATACTTCATTGATCACCTCCAGAATTGCCAACAATTTGCTGCACGTTACTCGCTACCGCTCGAACGTGAGCAGTAGCGTTATGCGTCTAACCGGCGTTGCCGCTGTTCGCGTTCGATTCTTTCGCAAGCCACGTCAAAGTGTCCCCGGTCAATCTCAATGCCGACAAACCTTCGGCCAAGTCGCACAGCAGCAACGCCGGTTGTCCCGCTGCCCATATATGGATCGCAGACCACGTGTCCGTCCATGCGCTCCAAAATCCAGATCATCAGCGCAACGGGCTTCTCGTACTTGTGCCCCGACTTGCTTGCAAACGAGCATTGCCTCGGAGAAGAAAATCCAGGCTGTCGCTTAATGATGCTGCCATCGGTGAACCGCATCTTCTTGGCGTCGCCCAAAAGGTGAATCGTGTTGTGTGTGTGATTTACACCACTTGTCGCGCGACTCCGACCACCGCTGACCCAGCCGTATTCCCACACAATTTCACCAACCTTGTTTTCATCGCGGATTGGGTTTCGCCAATCAAGAATGATCGCGGCCACCGTGTAGCGCACAAGCGCCAGTCCGGCCGCTACGTCGGCAAATGGCTCCTCTCTGGGCAGCCCATAAGGCGGATCAGTGACGCAGGCGTCAAAGCTCGGCAAAAGCGGCAGCACCTCTCGGCAGTCCCCGTGCCAGAGTTCCGCGTTTCCTATCACTACTTTCTCGGCCATTGCTTATCCTTGGGTGCCGTATAACTAGTCATTCCAGCGGACCCGTTCCGGGCCGCTGAATTCCGGTGTTGGGCGAGGGAGGATTGCGCCTCCCCCGCCCGTGGTGGTTACAGTCGTGCGCCAGCCTTCGCCAGCAGTTCGAGCACCTTGCTCACTTCCGGGTTCGCGTCCAGCGCCTCGAGCGCCGCGTCCACGTCGGCCAGCGCCGTCCGCAGCACGTCGCGCTTGTTCTCCAGGTTCTCGCGCACCGTCACCTGTCGCGGCATCAGGCTCTCGCACTGCGCCGCCTGCACCAACCCACCCATTCCGATTGCCATGTCCGGTCTCCTCTCCGCGTGTTGTTGTCTGCTGGCCGGGACGCGGACGCCCAACCAGCAAATGCTGCCTATCGCTTACGCTCAGGCAGATTTGTCACGTTCGCCGTACTCATCGCCCGCACCTCGGGCACAATGGTCGTCCAGTGGTCGTCCAGTTCACGCGGGTTCCGCACGGGCAGAACCCGAAGGCGTTGCAGACCTTGCGCCAGTAGTAGCGCACCCGGTAGCATAGGATCATTGCCCGCATGTCGGACCTCCCGGCGAACCATGTGGTGGAGAGGTACGCCCGGAAGCCGGTCGCCCCTCACCACCATCGTTGGCAGGATCGCCCTCGACCGGCTCCAGCGGCGTCATGCAGCCACCGTCACCGCCGCATTCCTCGCAGTCAGGGCCGCACTTGCGGCGCACGGCGGGCACGCATGTCCGCGTGCAGTTATCGCACGGCATCAGGTCGGGCGCTTCGCATCCGCACGATTCGGTGCACAGTCCTGTTGCTCCGACGCGCTTCAGGTGTTCCCACACGATTTCTTGAACGTCCACGGTTATTCTCCTTTCGATTCGGAACTGCCAACCAGCCCGTCCAGGGTACGCGGCTCCGCCGCGCCCCTGACGGCATTGGTGTTGGCCATCACAACTCACCCCACGGCCCGTTGCCTGGTTGCCGCTCGGCGTCGCGCAATGCCAGTTGCTCGTCGCGCATTTCGGCAAGCCCAATCACCAGCCACGGCACAGCGCACACCGCGAAAAACAGCCAGTCGCCTATGCGTCTCATTGCACGACCTCCACCTTAGTTGCCTTGCGAAACTCTCCAGTCGCCATCCACGCCCAAAACTCGACTTCCCGCCGCGCTGTCTGTTCGTCGTGCGCCGTCCACACTGCGCTGTCTGCGCCGAACCAGACGCGGTACAGGGTCACGCCGCACCCCTTTGCGCCGTCTGCTTGTACACGCGCACCGTGCCGTCATCCTGCTTTCTGGCGGTGTAGGTGTAGCCGGTGTTGATGGCCGCAATCGCCATGCTTCGGTACGGCACGAGATCGCCAGCCTTGACGGTGCGATAGCTGCGCGGGTTGTCAGCCTTCAAAGCACCGAAGTCCCAAAACCGCCGCCCGTCCGCCGAACCCTTGCAAGGTCTGCCCGATCCTTTTTTGGGTATGCCCATGATTGCTCCTTTTCTTGTTGCACTAGAGGACGATGGTGTGCATAGTGTGCGCGGTCTACGGCACTCCATGCTCAGAAGCGGTCAACGTGTGGCCACCTAGGCACAAAAAAAAGCCCGAATCATTGGGCTTTTGCGCTAGGTAATCGTTTATATATTCTCCGACGTCGCTCAACGGTTGGTCACCTTGACGATGCGATGTAAAACCTTCTCGCTGTTGCATGGGAAAAAAGCTACAGCATCGCCCCCGCAACGTCAATCTGTTCGTGCAACAATTTTCAGGTATTTTTTATTTTCCCTGTTTTCCTAAGGATTATCGCTGTTTCGCTTTTTGCGCTTGGCTTCTAGACTGCGCAGATAGCTGCCGTCTGTGTACTGGTTGTTGGTCTTTGTGCCCTTTAGCGGCTCGACAGGCGGCACTGGCTGGCGCGGCTTCGGCGTCTTGTTTTGCTGCATCGCTTCGGGGTCAACACGATACGGCCCCGGAGGCATGATCGGCCCCGTTTCCAGATGCCGGTATCGGTCTGCGTGAATCTCAACCGATATCCATTCGCGCATCCCGTGCTCGATCAAGTTGCTCAGTGTGCGGTGATCCTGCCTGCCGATCTCGGCCAGGACTGAGCATAGCGTCCTGCTCAGTGAAAGATGCTTGCGTGTCATTCCAGGTCCAAGTGCCATAACTCACCCCCTGTCTTGCTCCTGTGTTTGTGTGCTTACCTTCCGCATAGCGTACCAGTGTTCCACGGTTGGGCCACTGTGTAAATGCCTGATTTTGGGGGTGCAACAGGATTAGGCTGGAAGGCGGATATCCCGTGCTTGCCGGGCCGCGACGGCGGTGGCTGCGCGGGCATCAGGATTTAGAGAGCGCGAGCTACCAACACCAGCCGCCGAACACGCGGACGGCGCGATAGACGGTGCGTGCCGTGGCCTGTGTCGCGCCCTCGGCCAGCAGCATTACGCGGAGCCAGCCGTCGGCCTGCTCGCGCTTCTCCCGGCTCGTTGTCCTGTTCATGGCCTGAAGCGTTGTCTCTACGATCTGTCCAGCAGGTATGCTCATCATTCACCTCTCGTTTTCTGAAGCCTACCCTATCAATCTCGCCACTTCAACTTCAACTTTCCAAG